CTTTATTGAAAACCAAGTTTAAGGTTTTAATTATTTGAAGTCCTATTAAAATGACTTTACCAAACTAAACACAAAAAAGGATAATTAACCATGAGTAAATTACTAAAAGAAGCTATTGCAGATGCGAAAGCAGTTCGTGAAACAGCTCTTGCTAATGCAAGACTTGCCCTCGAAGAAGCTTTCGCACCACGTTTGCAAAGTATGCTTACAAAAAAACTCAAGGAAGAAGAATTAGAAGACGAAGAATCAGAAGTAGAAGTTTCTGATGAAGTTGAAGAAGGTTCTTACTCCGAAGAGGACGAAGAAGTTGCAGTTGAAGACGATGAAGTCGAAGTTGCCGATGAAGCACCAGTTGAAGAACCGGCTGCTGAAGAAGCACCTGCTGAAGAAGCACCTGCTGAAGAAGCACCTGCTGAAGACGAAATTGACGTTGAACCAGAAGTCGAAGGTGACTATTCTGAGGAAGACGAATATGCAGTTGAAGAAGATGCGTTTGACTTAGATTCCATCATCAAGGAACTTGAAGATGAAATGGCAGTCGAAGATGACGAAGAAGAGTTAGAAGAACAATCCGACTCATCTGAATTAGGCACAGGTGGAGAAGAACACGTAAACGTTGCTGATAGTGACGATGAAGAACTTCCTGCTGAAACTGAAACTGTTGCTGGTGATCCAGGAACTGAAGGCGAAGAAGAAAAAGTTGCTGATATTGACGAAGATATTGATATTGAAATCGTAGAAGAATCTGAAGAAGAATCTGAAGAAGAATCTGAAGAAGATTCGGACGAAGTTGAATCAATTGACGAGTCTGAAGAAGATGAATCTGAAGAAGAAGATGAAGAAATCAACTTAGAAGAAATCCTCAAGGAACTTGAAGACGAGTCGGCAGACGTGGAATCCGAAGAAGACGAGTCCTCTGAAGAACTAGCAGAACTTAAAACTGCAAATACTAAACTTCAACAAGAAAATGATGAATACCGCAAAGTTTACAAATTTTTGCGAGGTAAGTTAAATGAAGTTAATCTTCTTAATGCAAAATTGCTTTACACAAATAAGTTGTTTAAGGCACACGTATTAAATGAAGATCAAAAACTAAAGGTTGTAGAAAGTTTTGACCTTACGAAGAATGTTCGTGAAGCAAAATTAGTATATGCCACACTTGGAGAGAGTTTCAGAACTCAAACACCAGAAGTAAAGGTAAAATCAAAACCTGTAAAGGCTGAGAAAAACCCCTTGACTGAAGGAATTGCATCCAAGGCAATCAAATCAACAAAACCTTCCAAGAAGATTTTATCTGAGGGCAATGACCTTGCTAACAGATTCAAGAAACTTGCAGGTATAAAATCATAACAAAAACAAAATCTAATATATAGGAAAATTATAATGAGTGAAATAGGCAAATTATTAAAAGAAAGTCAGAATCCTCAAGAACGTCTTATGTCCGAAACCCGTGGTTTAGTAACTAAATGGGAAAAGACAGGACTTCTCGAAGGAATTTCTACAGACACAGAAAAGAGTGGTATGTCCATTCTTTTAGAAAATCAAGCAAAGCAGTTGATCGATGAATCATCACGCACCGGTACAGGTGGAGGTAACGAAGAGTGGAGTGGAGTAGCACTTCCTTTGGTACGTCGTGTGTTCGCAGAAATCGCATCAAAGGAATTTGTTTCGGTCCAACCAATGAATCTTCCATCCGGATTGATCTTTTACTTAGACTTTAAGTATGGAACAGGTCAATCACTTCAGGGTAGTGGAAGTCTTTTCGGTGGATCAGCAAATGCGAAAAACGGTTCAACCGATGAAGCAACAGGTGGTCTTTACGGATCAGGTCGTCATGGTTACTCACTTAATGACAAGAAAGTTACCGTTGCAGTTGGAGACGCAATTCCATCTGACGCAGACTTAGAAGGCATTCGTGCATTCCAAGTTGACGGTGTACAACTTGTTCTTGATGGAGACAACAAGATGACTCAAGCAGGTGAACTCCAGTATCATGCACAACCAACTGCGGAAAATCGTGGTGACTTTGAAGATAATCTTGGAAAGTCAGCAGAAGTAGCAGGTGCAGATCCAGAAGTTGCTTCTGATTCTGGTCTTGAAAAGGACATCGGTATCCCCGAAGTTAACTTGGAACTCAAAAGTGAACCAATCGTTGCAAAGACACGTAAGTTGAAAGCAGTATGGACACCAGAGTTGGCACAAGACCTTAACGCATATCATAGTATTGATGCAGAAGCAGAATTGACTTCTCTTCTTTCCGAGTATGTTTCAATGGAAATTGATTTGGAAATTCTCGATATGCTT